CGCAGAGTAGGCCAAGTTTATGTGGCTGGATAATCTGCTCCCTCGCGATGAAGCCTCTGAATGTGTACGGACCGGGGAAACTGCCGGTCATCAGCGCGTAGAAATCCACGCCGTCCGTCTTCTTCCCCTTGCGCGCATCGACCAGCAGCTTGCCGGTGTCGTACTTGGTCGTTTTGACATCGATGCGGAATCCCGGCGGAGGCGGGATGACCGCGTCGTAAAGCGGATGCGGAGGCTCGCGGTCGGTATCCAGATCGGGATACACATTGAAGAGCTTGCAGAACGCTATCTCACCGCACATCCCCTCCAAGTCCACAGTCGCAGCGTCGTCCAAGCTGATCTTCAGATTTGTCACGTTGAACGAGCGATTGCTGCCGTTTCGATTCTTGGCGATGAAGTGGGCCAACTTCCTCTCGGCGGCGGTTAAAGAGACAGTTTGACCGATTTTGATTTTGTTTAGCATGGTCAAAAAGTCGGAAAATTTTTGAGGGGGGTATCGTAAACGAACCCCACCCCGAAAGGGGTCCGCCCCCGCCGTCGCCAATCTCTACTTATTCAATAGGAAAACAATCCTTTTCTGTCCATTAGCTAATCTAATGTTTCCCATAAGAACGCCAACGGCGCACAAGATATGTTATGTTTACTTCGTTTCCGGTTCAACGCGGACTTCGTTTCTGTCAGGTAACGCGCCAAGGATGTTGATTGAAACGCTAGCTTGTTCTCCCGCTTCACTCCAGCCAAACACAAGCGCGGACCGCTTTGCTACCGATCCTAGGATAGTCTCGCGAGTCGCTTCATCTTTTATTCCGTCCAACGCATAGCTGTCTATGCGTTCCAATGTCGATGCAGCATCAGCGGCTAGTTTGCTTCGAACCAAAGCGGAAAGGCTTTCTAGGGATTGGTTTTCTTTAGAAGAGATTGTGTCCCTCATCCCCTTCCTAAATGTCGTCCAATCGTCCCGTGAAGCTTTGGACATTAGGGTTGATTGGTTCAGTCCCGTTTCGCTTGAAATCGCCTTCCATGACTTTCCGGCCAGATAAAGCGCCTTCGCCTTTTCCCATTGCTTCTCTTTCATGCCAAGTACCTTGCAATCCAAGGTAGCCTTTCGCAATCCCTCGTTTTCCAATCCTGACACTGTCTAGTTGCCAATCCTGACACTGTCTACTTCCTCTCGTTTTCCCTCGTTTTCCTAAGGAATTCCCTCGTTTTCCACCCATTGAAAAATAAATCAAAAAATGTTTTGACTCTCTCCACTCCCCACCCTAGTCTGTCCGCCGTGAACAAAACCTTGCGTCAAAAACTCGCCTCTTTCGTTTTCCAATGCGTTGCCTACGCAGTCCTTGGCTACGCGTTTTACTTCCTATTCTTCGCTTCTCAACTGTAACCCTCAACCAATCAAATCCGAATGAAATCCCTATTGTCCATCGATACCAACGCGAAGACCGTCAAAGGTCAATCCAAAGGCTTCATGACCGGCATTCTGTACCTTGCGCCGGGAAAACTATCGGGCCTCATTAATGTCTGCCCTCATGCATCCGCCGCTTGTGACGCACTCTGTCTTTATTACGCGGGACGCGGTGCGTTTAACTCTGTCCAAAAAGCGCGTACGGCAAAGACCGTTTTCTACGTCAAAGACCGGGAGTCCTTCCTTGCAACGTTGAAAGAAAACGTCGCCTCCGTCATCCGAAAGGCCAAGGCCAAGCGGATGCATCCGGTCATCCGTTTAAACGGTACGTCAGACATTGGTTGGGAACGGTATACGGTCATCCAAGCTTTCGAAACTACTCGCTTTTACGACTACACAAAAAGCTTCCAACGCATGATGGCCTTTCTAGACGGAAAACTACCTTCGAACTATTCCCTTACGTTTTCCCGATCCGAAACCAACGAAAGCGAGTGCCTTTCGATCTTAAAGCGCGGCGGCAACGTTGCCGTAGTTTTCCGCAAGGAACTACCAACGCATTGGAACGGATTCCCGGTCATTAATGGAGACGAAAACGACTTACGCTTCCTTGACCCAAAGGGTGTCGTTGTTGGCCTTAAGGCAAAGGGAAAAGCAAAGACCGACACAACCGGATTCGTCGTTGGTTGACGGTACGCTTCAATCTATCGGCAACGGTAGGTTGACGCCTTCCTTCAATTCAAACCGCATCAAATCAAATCCCATGTTAAACCGATACCCCGGTCAATGCGTCCAGTGCCACGAATACGTTCCCGCTGGCCTTGGCACCGTCTCAAAACGCAACCGCGCGTGGCGCATAGATTGCAACGCATGCACCGGCCGCATGCCGGAAGACTCCGGTCTTGTATGCGTCCGTACCTCATCCGGTTGGACTGGCACTCGCAATGCGCGCGGACGCTGCGAAGACGCACCCTGCTGCGGTTGCTGTACTTTCTAAACCTTAACCTGAACGCATCAAATCGAATGAGACTTGTCGAATTCCTACGCGCGCGCGCATTTGAAGAGCCTTTCATCATGCATGGCGAACGCTGGCAATACGTCACAATCCGCCGCGCGGACGGTGCTGAGGACATTGGAGTTTACCGCTTTTCAACGGACTTGTGTTACGACTACGCGGACTTCCGCGCGCTTTTCAATCTGTCCTAAACCATCAAATCAAAACATGAAAACCATTGACGATAGAAACGAGGAACAAAAGCAGACCCATTTGTGGGCTGTAGTCGCCAAGGACCGCGCAATGTCCTATTGGGGAGGTGCGACTGGCGGTGTTTCGCGCTGCGCTTGGGCGGTGCCGATTTCCGATCTGGACAAGGTCGAAAAATGGGTGCGCGCGCGCAGCGACATGTCCTATGTGCGTCCGGTTGCCCTTGCGAACTACCGCGCGCCAAAAGGCACGGCGCACCTCCACATCTATGTTGTGGACGCGAACCATCCGGCGGTAAATTCCTAAACCACTCCCCGCGCATCCAATGAAAACCATTAAACCATCAAAAAACGAATCGCTTCGCCTTGCTGCTCAGGCTCTCAAGCGTTGGGCCGAATATGGCGAAGAAATGCGAAAGATCGGGCGAGGGGCGGACTGCTCGTTTCTAGCAGTAGGAATTCCCGCGCATGATCTGGTTTCGCTCATCGAAGAATCAATCGACCGGGAATAATCCGGCCCATCCTACGCGCGCCATCGGAAACGGTGACGCGAAAGGGTAGGCCACCTATCCGCAACCAATCCAATCCATGAACAAAAACGAAGTCCTAATCCAACTCCCCGCCGATCCTCAATATTGGGGCAGCACCGCCAACGAGGTTGACGATTTGCCAAACATCCTCGACCGGATGGAATCCATGATCCGCGCGGAATTCAGCGCGCGCCTCGACCTGACTTTCGAACGCACTCAAACCCCACGCGGCGGCGGCGTTCACTCAGAGCATGAAGACTCCGCGCAGGAAGTCTGGAATTGGATTGCAAACAACTGGACTACCGCTCTTTAAAACCCTACGCGCGCGAAATTATGAGATACAAAATCCAATTAGAAACGCCAAACGGCTGGTCAAACCTCCGCGAATCAATCGACGGCGGACCTTACAAAACCTGCTTCTACCCAACGCGCATGGATGCCGTCCGCGCGGTTGAGGAATTCTCCGAACTATCCGAATTCTTGGAATCCACTCGCATCGTCCCCGCAAACGTCCCCGAAACCGAAAACATCTACAAATGAGAACAGAACAATTCACCCCCGGCCCATGGCGAACGACAGGTCCAAACGTCCGCGCTGGCGACGCTCTAATATGCTACGCCATGAACCATCACGCGAACGCGGAAACGCCGGAGCCGGAAAAGCTAGCCAACGCCCGCCTAATCGCCTCCGCCCCGGACCTTCTCCTCGCGCTTGAGCGTCTCATCCATCCAATGGCCGACGATGAGGACTTAAGTTTCGCGCGCGACTGCATTGCCAACGCGAGAGGGAAATGAGCATGAGTACGATTGAAATTTTATGCGAGATGGTGCGCCTGCATGATCTTGGCATCAGACCGCAGGTTGTGCGCGGAATGTGGCGCGAGGAGAAGGAATGGGAGTTTGCGATTGAGCAGGCTCGCCAGCGTGTGAGCGAATGGAACAAGCTCACCGAGGAACTTAAATCGAACGAATAAACCGTCAGAACGCATCAAATTATGCATCCACTCCTCCTGTCCGCTCTTATCCAGATCGAATCCGGCGGCAACGACCTAGCCAAAGGCCGTCACGGCGAGCTAGGCGCGCTTCAAATTAAGCCAATCCTCGTGCGCGACGTAAACCGCATCATGGGTACACATTACGTCCACGCGCAGGTAACGAATCGAGCAACCGCGACATTCATCGCCAACGCCTATCTCAGCCACTACGGCAAAAACCTCAGCGACGAAAGTCTCGCTCGACTCTGGCAAGGTGGGCCAAAAGGAGCTAAGAAATCCTCCACGCGCGCCTATGGCCGACGGGTCATGCGCGAACTTGAACGCCAGCGAACCGTCAGGGGGGATTCCTTTACAGTTCAACTCGCAGGTACAAACGAAACTCGCCAGTAAAAACGCAACCTTCACCGCACGGTAAAACCAGCCAATTCAATGAAACTAACCATTCAGTCCAAAACCAACGCCCAGACGATAATCGACCTCTTCAATGCCGTGATTAACGGCGAGGTGCAGGAACACGGCGCGCAACCGCTGAGCATCTACGACGACGACAAGCACATTTGCTCAATCGTCGCGGCGAACGGAGAGCAGATTCTAGAACTCATCATCGAGCGGGAGGACGGGGACAGGATTATGCAGCGCGCAAGCGAAACGGAGACGCTATGACCAATCGCCTAAACCTATCCGAAACGGCCCTTGTTCAAGCCAGCACCATGCCGCT